CAGTCTGGCAGAAACACATAAGTTACTTCTGAAAAACTATAAAGAACGATGTATAATTACTTTTTGGAAGGAAATAACCTATGAAGAGTATAAGGAAATGAGTTATTATTTAGAAGATGGTAGGGGGCGATAAAATGAAAGACTATCAATTTGAAGAGATAACATTTTGGCTGTCATTTATATCTTGTTTGATATCTTACCATCTGGGAATAGAATGGTTGACAGGTATTCTTGTAATTGTGACAGCGTTAAACCTATTCTGATCAATAGTGACTGCTTGGGAAGATGTGAAGGAGAATCGAAATAATCAAAGTAAAA